CTACCTCTCAATCTTACTTTATCATCTGCTATTTTTTTAAAATAAAGACCGTCATCACCAGCTGCGTAACCGCTATAAAATGGCACGATCGAACCTCCCACAGGTCTCCAGTAATCACCTTCTCCGTCAATAGAATATGATAGCGCATCACCAACGGTTGCGAACACTTTATACCACCCAGCAGCAACTGTTGTTATAGCTGCCGTATAAGCTGTATATACATTCTCGTAGGTTTTCACACCATCGCTAAAATCATGATTGACAGCTGATATCTGTGCTGCTATCTTAAGATTACCAAAGCCTTCCTGCTCGTACACAAAATTAGTTTTACATATCTTACCATGCGGCAACCCCTCCCTTACATACACTAGGCTAACAGTTATAAAATCCATGTAATTTCTACTTTTTATAAAAATAATCGTTTTGGTAGGAAGGTTCAGTCCATCAAAAAAATCTAATAAGGTTTGATTATTAAAATTCAATATGTCAAGCGTTTCGCTAACTATCGGATAGCCGCCATCTCTGTTTACATTGTTAAGTTTATCCATTGTTGTTTGTTTTTATTACGTATTGTTTGCCACATAACTTATATGTGTTTATTAATTTCTCTATTTGATTTATTTGCTCATCACTCAAGCTTACATTGGATACATCAATAACAAATGGATTTACAATGTAATCGCTTACATGATGCAATATTACAAATGGAACTATTATTCCTCTATTTTCATTATTTCTGTAAACTATCAAAGGAATTCTCTTAGTGCCGTCATAAACTTTTATTCGTCGCAAATCATTATCAAAATAATCATTCAAAAGTCTTTGTATTTGCGGGATTTGACAATTATAGCTTAACGCACGCCTTGTGTTTACTGAAAAAATGCGCCAATCATTAATTGTGTTGAATAATATATTTGCTAATGCTTTTATAAATCGCATTATACTACCGCCTTTAATTACTGGCGGAGTAATCTCATCTATCTTTGTATTTATATTATACTCTTCCATTTGGTATGTAATCTATATCTAAAAATGCCAGCTCCATGTAACCACTATAAGGCGTATATCGAACATCTATATCTTCTATAGGATAACTGCCATGCTGCTGCTTTGCCTCTGCAATTTCTACTATTTCTATTCCTTCAACTTTTTGAACAACATCTACTAGCTTCATTCCAACAAATTCTCCATTAAATTCTATGCTTTTCAAAAAATCAGTTACGGCTATTCTTGCTGGTTCTATATCTGTGCCTAGCAACTTTCCATCAATATTTAAAATCAAGGGGTTGTAATAAACAATTAATTTCAAGTAGAGTTTGTCCGGGAGAGAGTTTATCACATCTACTACAACTCCACCAGGCTTCACTCTGTTAATATACGCTCTAAAGGCACCAAATTCCTCTTCAGACAAAGGCGATAATTGCTCATTACCACCTTTGGCGATTTTTAACAGAACGCTTGATAAACCATCTTCTGCGTGAGCATATTTTATTATCTGCTTACTCTCATCTATCACAGCATAAGTGTCTGTTTCTGCAAAACTCGAATCTTCTGAATAATCATTGCTAACATCTTCGCCAAACTGGAACTTGAGAGCCATTTTTTTATACCAAGAAACATGTCCATATCGCTCCCGTTCTACTATTTGCGTAATCTCCTCTTTGTCCCTTTTTATAATGCTTTTCACGATTACCGCAACAGAAGCGATTATGTATATAAAAATAGTTTCTACACTAATTTTTGAGAAATTTTGATTGTAAAACGTCAACTTATCCTCATCACTCTGTATGTTGGCTTCTTGCCATTTTGTCTCCAAATCATACAGCGACCTCATATCTTCGTTGCTGACAAATGCTATTTTTATCAAATCCGCTTCTTCGTTTATTGCTTTCATTTTTTTAGTTTTATATTTACACCCTCATTATCCACAGATAGCTCATCTGCAGGAACCAAGCATTGAGCTAATTGTTTTTTTGCATTTCCTGCCCAAAATGGATCTGGCTTGCCGTGCAACATACTTATAACTCTAGCGCCCAATGTTTGCGCATAAAAATAATTGCCTGGCGATGACAACAGTAAATGTCTCACAATTTGCTCGTCATTGTCTCCAACTGCAATTACCCCATTTGCTTTAATTATATCGCCGTTATTATCCAACAAAATGCCTTTCATGCTAATGCTTTATATTTATATTCTCGTAATCTTCTTGATTGAATTTTTTAGGTCCAACCATTGGCGCTGGGACTGTTAAGCTACCCGTTATAGGCCCAAGGGTTTCCGAAGCTCCTTTAAACGCAGCGTTGCTATGCGTATGCCTCTTGCACCAATCTCTTAAATCGTTCAGTTTTCCAGTTAACTCTCTTATCTTAATCAATCCGTCATTTTTGCCACCATTAATGATTATATCAGTCTCCACGTCTATATCTATTCTATCAATTTCGCTGTAATTTAACACAACTAAATTTGTATAATCACCATTCATATCCATAATCAAGACATAGCTGTCAATTTTTGGTGTTATTAGCATCTTACTATTCTTGCCATTAATAACTGCACGCAAACGAACATCAGTAAGCAGGGCGCCGTCATATTCAATATCACAGGTCTCGCCGCTAACACTCTTTACTTTTGCGGTAAAAACCTTTGCGGCGGAGCCATCGTTCGCTATATTTTTTATACTTTTTTTTATTTTGCTTAATTCATTCATTTTTTATATATTTGTTTAAAATATCATTTTATGAAAAAAGTTTTTTCAGTTCTTCTTTTTGCTTTTACAGCTATTTGCGTGCAAGCACAAGCAGAAATCAACGGATGCGACATTGTAGTTGTTTACGGCAATGAAACTTCATATTTTGAAGCATACGGTAATGTTTTTGTTGTTACGAATCCTAAGGAACACGCAGACCTTGATGTAAAGATTGTAGATTCTCCCCGGTTTGCCACATATAAAGTTTTTACAACTACTGATACTCCTAAAAAATGCGGAGAGTGGCGTTTTGTTAGCGACCGTAGCCAAGCCAAATTTACCATCCGTTATGTCAAAGAACTTGAAGAATGCAGCATTTATTTTACAAAAAACCGCAGCGAAGCAGGGTGGTTTTAACCTAACCTTCTTCCAAGCGCAATCTTCCTTTTAGCACCGCTTTGCCCAAATTCAATTTCAACACCTGTTACATAATACTTGCCTTCAGGTTTATCAATGTCTCGCAAGCGAACACTGTCACCAGCTCTCACTATCGGAATTAACCAACCTGTAAAACTACCCTCAAAGCCGCTATAATTCCATAAGTTATATTCATTCTCCGCAGCACGCTTCATATCTGCCTCGCTCCCGCTACTCACATATTTTGTTACCTTCTGTCCACCTTTTACCCCGTATGTTTGTTTTTTCTGCTTCCCGTCTTTCTGCTTAAATATTACTTCTATCTGAATCTTCTTATCCCTCTCATCTTTCCATTTTAGTTCGTTTTTCTGAACATTAATTCTAGTGTCAAAAATCACAGCTTTTTTTTGGACATTATCGGCATACACCGGGCGAATATGCAAAACTTTATTATCAAACCAAATGTTTGCTTTCGTTTCCTCTTGTATTTTCTTGACTACATCTAATGCCGTTGATTTGAATATGACGAATTTATCAAAACTAAACTCGTAGTCGCTCTCAACAGTTATCTCCTCATCTACTTGCTTTAAAACATCTGTGAGTAACGTTTTCAGACTAACCGCCTTGTATTCTTTATCTGCAATAGTTTTTTCTAACAAAAACAAAGCATCTTCACATTCTAGCTTTAAAGAATTGTTGTCCCTGGAAATGCGTTTTAAATAACCATTAAATTCTGTTTCATTATTATTGTCATAACCAAGTTTTATAATTACAGGATCACCAACGGTAATTTTATCTTCGATTTTATTCCACGTGTTAAGATATTGTCCAGGCAGCTCTATTTCTGCTGTATCCGACAAATTAAGCACAGATGTTATTATCTTCAGTCCCTTCAACGTCTGAAGTCTATACTTTCCAATAGTTATATGCCATGTTAATAAATACATTATTCTTCTATTAATAAGTTATAGTCGTAGTCGCTAAAAGCTTCTATTGAAAATTCTTGGCGATTAGAATATGTTTCTTGGTTCACTGTGTAACTTTGCACAATTATACCCAAACTGCCACCATCTAAATCAAACTGCTTTAAGAACTCGCTCACAATATCTAATCTGTTTGGCTCGTCCAATAATTTTCTCAATCTCTGCACCCCCAAATATGGATAGACATCATTATATCTCATAGAGCCTTCGTCGTAAGAACCATCATCCATTGTGCTTACAATAGCCACATTAATTGACAGCTTCAGGTCTCCGTCAGTAATCATTTCCTTTACAGTTCCTTTGCCATTCAAAACAGGAGTTGCAACTATATTTCTATCTTTACTAATACTCACAATTGCTTCAGGTAAATAAATTGTATCTGTTTGACCTTTTATTGTGATTGGTACTAAAAAATCTTTCCCATACAAATCTATGCCAGACACCAATGGATAAGGATTGTTCGTATTGTTTTCAGCATAAAGTTGAGCGTTATTTATATTATCCGTTCTGTTTGGAGCCAAATTAGATGGCTGCAATCTTGAGACAAGATGCTTTTTTCCAACTGCTTCAGTTGCTGCTATTAATGGTATTTTTAATATATCCCTATTCATTATGCTGCTGTTTCTGCCATTCCTAAAATTCTTGCCAACATTTCTCTCAAATTAGCCTCAACGTCGGCTGCATTTTCTTTTAAATTCCCATTAAAATTCATGGTTTCCACCATGCTTCTAAGCGTGATATTTATCTGCTGAGCCTTACCCGCACTCACACCTGCCGAATTACCCATGCTGCCACCATACAAATCATTATTTGCAATCAATGTGCTACCGCCTGCATTCTTTTTGCGCTGATAATCTCTATATGCATTCTTAACCTCATCTATAGTTATAACTCTGTTTCCTGGATCTTGCCCTTTGCTTTTTAGATATTGCCTGTATCGCTCTATAATCTCAGCTTCAGTTAGCTTTGAACCACCTTCTCCTGCTTCTCTATATGCTTCACCTACATCTTGATATTCACTAGATTTAAAAAGACCTGCTATTTTATCAACAATTCGACCTATTGACTTGTCGTATATTTCTTTTATTCTTCCAAAAATCTTATATACAAGGTCTTTCAGCCATCTAAATGCGTTAGCTATTGGTTCTATGAAATATTTTCGTATTACGCCGGCAAATACTCCAAATTTTTCCGAAATCCAATTTACTGCCTTTGAAACGGCTCCCACAATTGTTGACCATATATTACTAAAAAAATCAACTATTGGTGTAATAAATCTCACAATGCCATCATACATCCATTTCACAGAATAAACTATACTGTTAATAACGCCTTTCACCACCTTAAAGATGGCTGAAAAAATAATTTTAAAAAACACTCCGACATTGTGAATTATTGCTTTAATTGAAGCCCAAGTCCCTTTGACGAGATTACGAAAACCCTCGCTTTTGTTCCACAGGGTTCTAAATACCGCAATTAACAACGCTATAATAGCCGCTATCCAACCAATTATAGGAATACTCATAATTGCCACTCCTATACCTCTGCAAGCGCTTGTAGCAGTTACGCGTAGAAATTGAAACATACCTCCAGCTGAAGCTATAGAATACTTTAAAACACCTAGTCTTAAAGAAGCAGTTAATACTCCAACTCTTATGCTTTTTACAAATCCACCCCAGCTCCTTGTGCACCATCTAATGCTTTTACCAATGCCTATAAATAATGGAGATAGTTGCGCCAATGGAACCAGTGAACTTGCAATAACCTGCACCCAAATGCCAAAGTCTCCTGTGGCGTTAAATATAGATATTTTAAAGTCGTCGAATTGAGCTTTTATACGCGCCTGTTTTTCTGCATAACTCTCCATAACAATTTCAGCCTGCTCGTAGGCTGTATTAGTGCCTGTAATAGAACGAGTATATTCATCAACCTCATCAATACTGCTTATCAAAGCTATGGCTGCATTCGTATTTTCCATTCCAAAAAGCTTGCTGAACAAAGCAGAATCATGCATCACAGACTTCAACGGTCGTAATCTCTCTGTAAGAGACCTGGTTTTATCGCCTAAGATATTTATGTTAACGCCCGCTGCTTGCAACTCCTCTTTAACGTTTTTAGGCAAAAAACGTCCTCTCGCTAAAATATTCATCACGTTTCGCAAAGCCACACCTCCTTCAGCTCCTCTTTTACCAGCTTTATCTAAAACTTGAATAGCTGCGTTTACTTCTTCAAAGCTGACATTAGCACCTTTTGCAGCCATACCACATTGTTCCAATGCGGCTTTTATTTGCGGAAGCTCCGCACTTCCTTCTCTTGCTGCTTCCGCCATAATATTCATCATACGAGCCATTTCTTCGCTAGCCTTAATTGGATCTTCTAGGCTTACTTGAAACTGGTTCATTGCTGTATTTAATACTTCTGCGGCTGCTACAGTGTCGCCACCCATTGTTTTACTCAAAACCGCAATACTTTCTCCCATATCCTTCAATGCTTTAGGAGATTTTGCGATTTCAGGGTTCAGCTGCCCTAATACCAATTTATAACTCTCTACCGCCTGCGCTGCATCTACTCCAAAGGTTTTAGCAGTTTGCCTTGCATAGCCTTCTATTTCTTTTAATCCTTTGCCGGTTACACCAGTAATTGCACTCAAGTCTTGTAATGAAGCATTTAATGCTATACCAGGCTGAATAGTATCGTTTAATCCCTGCGAGATTTTATTAATGGAATTTGTAATAACATCAAATCTTAATGCGTTAGCTCCAAGTTTTTTAAATCCCGATGTTGCGCTTTCAACGCTGCTAGTTACTTTCTCAACAGCGTCATTTAGCTCTAATACTCCCTTATAAGCATTGCCACCAATATTTATTGTAAAATTTACAGAATTTGCTTGCATTTTTCGATTTTTTTTATTATATTTGTATAATTAAATTAAAACACTATGATAATTCTTAGTATCATAATTTGGATTTTGCTTAGCTTAGGCATCTTAGGCGGCATTATTACTCTTGTGGAAGCCATTAGAGATTGGTGGCGTGGTGACAAGTTTGATGGTGGTTCTATAATGCCTTTTCATTAAAACTTGATTAAACATTCTTTCTCCCTCCAAACATAGCAACGAGCATTTCTGCTTGATTTTTCAATCTAAAACCTTCTAACCATATTGCTTGACCATAGGCTTCGGCATATTCTATTGGTTTTAAACTGCTTGGATCTATTCCCAAGTTTGCTCTGATTAAGGCATTCATCATCATAAGCTCTGCACCATGACTTTCGTCATCGTGCATGCTTATGGTGAATGCCCCTATTAGTTTTTTAGCTCAGCAGTTATACCTTCTTGCAACACATTCATCTGACCTACAGCCGCCATCAGTAGAAACGCATCGTTTTGAATTTCAATGTCGCCGCTAATCCAACAGCCTTTGAGATATTCCTGTGCGGCTAAAACCTCATCAGATTTGCTTAACTTGTTTACACGACTCAAAGTGGCAATGTCTGGTCGTTTTACTTTGCAAGAGTATTCTCGCTCGTCGTCTTTTACAATGATTTCTATTTCTTTTTTCATAATAGTTTTTTTAATTATCTACCAAAATCAATCTTACCTACAGCCAGGTCTAAGTCAATCACCTTACTTGTGTCGCCTTCAGACCATGAACGTTTGTTGTTTTTAAACTGACAGTAACGCAGTTTGTCATGAACAACTATTCCACCCTCGTCTGGGATGTAAGAAACAATTATTTCAAAGGTGCCCAAATCCTGTAGGCGACCGTTTGTTGTTTTGCGAACCAATGCGTTTACTTCAGACACGTACAGCGAGATTTTGCCTGTAGATGTTATTCTGCCTTTGCTTCGACTCACAGGATAACGACCAGCTCCGTAATTGTCAGTTACTTCCTGCTCATCGCCATATTCAATGCCTGTTATGCCTGTTACTGGTACGCCGCCTATAACACAAACGATGTCTGCCCAGCTATATTCAATGCCATTTATCAATGGTATGCCATTCATTTTTTACTCTCCTATAATTTAGTTGTATAACCAATTTTGATTCTCATTCTACGTATTACGCCTCTAGCCACTTGTTTTATAACAACCTCAAGCTCTGATGTTGCTAATACGTTTTGGTCAGGATCTATAGTTACCGAATAACCACTTAACTCTCCCGCCTTCTCCATGTCTTCCAAGGCTCTACCGGCAATAGTCTCTAGAAAAGCTACTATTGAAGGATCTGCCTTGCCCGAATTGGCATCAATTAGCAAGGGCGAGTTAAGATACGGCAATAGATTCTTTCTAATCTCACGACAGGCTTTATCAATCGTTTGAACATTCTCTATATAAGCATAGTCAGATGTCTCAAGGTCAAGAGTGTGGCTATCGTTAAAGTAGTTATTATCATCACCAACGTGTCTCAAAACAAATATATATCTGTTTTCGTTTATCAAATCCAGCACTTGCCGAGAAACTGACGATAACAACTCGCCACTAACAAATCCTGGCTCTTTTAGTGAAAGCGGGAATTTCTGAACCCATGCAATACACTCATTCACGGCAGCTTTACTCATTGCTCCTAAACATGCGCCCATGCAGCCACAATAAGCATATTGTCCAAGACTTTGTATTAACTCAGGATCCAAATCACAGCTTATCAAATAACTAATGTTGCATCCTCCTTCAAATTTATTTGTAACTGAGGCAAAATGCTGAGTTGTCATGTCGTGAATAGGTGTAATTGTAGGAGTGTATTTGTAGCCTCCCACGGTATCGCTCTTAGTGAAAGAAACAAGATTGCCTGATGTTGTTACCATGAGACTTAGAGGTTTATGCTCTCTCTCTAATTCTAATGCCGTTAATTGAAGTGGAGTGAAAATGCTGCCACTCATGTCTTTCGCCAAGATCCCTAATCTTCTAATTGAGCCGTTTGCGTAGTCAGCCAAAGCTTTCAACTCATCTCCGCTGAAAGCCAGTCGCATATTGCTTATATACAAGTACAATGTCCCTTTTGGGCTCATGCGAAAAAACTCGGACACATGGTAACAAATAGTATTAACCGCTGCTCGCTTTTCATACTCTTCAACCGAGGAAACATTAATAACATCTTCTGGCAACATGCTTCGTTCTACAAAGCCATAATCTGCCAATTGCTCTGGATATCTAATCTTAGCTGCATACAAATTTTCTCCAATTACATCAAATTGAGATTTATTATAAATATGTAAGAAATCCTCATTTGCCATCTCTGGCAAAACCAAGCACAACCCACTAATTGGATCTTCGCTGGCGGCGGTTCTACCCATGCCGCCGTTTGTTTTTTCAAAATTTATATCGTTTAAAGGTACCATTATTTTTTGTTTTTGTTTTTACAATAATCATTTGCTTGCACTTGTGTTTTAAATGCTAATCCATCATCTGTGATGTATTTACCATTCTTGTAGCTGTAGCCAATTTTTTTTGCTGGTTCAGTAGTTTTTTCCGGTTCAGCAGCTTTTTCTGGCTCTTTTTTCACTACTTTTTTTTCTTCTTTCTTTTCTTCGTCTTTCATAACTTTTTTATTTTTTATTTAAAATAAATTGCAAAGCGAGCAATACCAAAGCAATCACGCCAATTAACATTAATCCTTTTTGCCAAAACTTAAGAACGTTCACTTTTTTTTCTGTTTTTATTATAATTGGTATTTCCTTATAACTATTAGTATCCCTAATGACTTTAAATACGGTATCAGGATTATTTTTAAATTTAATTTCAACGGCATTATTATTTGATTTTAATTCTGTTGAAACATTAGCTGTTTTTTGCTCGCTATATTCGGTTAACAAAACCCTACCTAAAGAATCGCACGAAAACAACATACTGACAACAGCACTGTCTACAGGGATAGAAATAGGGACAAGGCGTTCTGTTATAACTGTTTCCGCTTTAACAGGCACCTCCTTAATGTTTTTGCATGAGACTGCGCTAAAAACTAATATTATTATCAGTAAGAAGTTTTTCATATCTCATTATCGTTTTTTCAAGCTTTACAACTCTTTTTTGATTATTCTTTAGTTCTTCTATTTCTGTTTTCAACTCACTGACTTGTATAGTCAACTCATCTATCTTCTGCATATCTTCGGTATGCTCCTCTAGAAGTTTTTTAATTCTATCTTCGAGGCTGTTTACGATTTTATTAAAAGTATCTGTTGCCGCGTCTATCTCTTCAATTCTTTGTTTTTTTCTTCCAAAAAACCAACCCGAGAAGCTCCCTGCTAATGCAGTTCCTATAGATATTAATATGGTGTATATTACATTATCCATTATCTGAATTCTTTTTTAACATCAAAACAAGGACAGGCTTTCGCCGCAAATTCATTATGTCCGTGGACTGTCGCTTGCGGGTACTTCTTCTTTAAATCAGCAATAAGTTTTTTCAAGGCATCAATCTGAGCAGGAGTGCGAGTATCTTTCGGGTTCATAGATTTATCAACCCCGCCGACGTAGCATATGCCTATTGAATTTGTATTCTGCCCCATTGTGTGAGCGCCAATTTGGCTTTCATCACGCCCCTGCCAGATTTCGCCATTGAGACTTATAAGATAATGGTAACCTATACCTGTCCAACCACGACTCTTATGGTAGCGGTCAACGTCTGCGACGGTTACATATCTGCCTTCAGGTGTGGCAGTGCAGTGAATTATTATCTTATCTATACGTCTCATCTTTATTTGCCTTTCTGTTTATGGTTTTTATCCAAGTTGAGTTAGTTCAATGGTGATAGTATCTGACGACACATTGTCTTTTAGAACTAATTGCCCGGTACGAGATTCACCTGTTGAGTTTTCAGCAGCGGTTACCGTTACAGTTTTTCCTGATTTTACTTTTGTAAACCCTTCTCCGCTAACTGTTGCTGTATAAAGGTTAGTACATGTTACCGTAACCACCTTACTTTCGCCAGCTGCTGCAAATTCTAAACTTTCAACATCTGCTGAAATTGTTGGAGTAGGATCAGTAGTAGGATTTTCCGATCCTTGCGTCGATACAATTGCCCCAATACATTCTGACTTCATTGGCAAACAGATTGAATAGGTGCGGAAATTTATCAAATTCTGCTGATTTAGTGGATCACTTTTTGCCTCACTCAAATATGTTTTTGTGGTACCATTTGCTTTCATCATTCGTGGTGCATAAAACGCCACAGATGCTTGATAACAACCAGTGATTTCTCCACCATACGCTACTTTTACCAAATTGCTGTTATAATACGGATTGTCTTGATATTCGTAAACTTCAAAGCCATACATATTGGCAATCTTACCTGTTGTATAGTTATAGTATTGGTCTGCAAATTTTTGATCGCTTTCTAACAGGTCATTAACGTGGTCGTTGCATAGAACCAGCATTCTTCCTGCCGTCGGAACTTTCATTGCGTCGAAACGTTTTTTCAATTGAATAATATCTTCACGAGTTATTTTTTTGCGACCATCTGAGCCTGCAAACCCAGATGTTACAATTACAGGTGTTGCTGCTGTATTTGCATTTGGAGCTATTGCATGAATAGCCTTGCTGTACTTAGCAGCATCTAAAGCTTCTCTGTGTCGTTCAATAACGCTTGCCATCTTGTCATAGCTCAAAGCTTTAACCTCATCATCTGTTATTGCAGTAGCTTTTGTTTGATACTTGTCTAATTGAATAGCTTTGTCGGCATCTTGTAATGTTTCTATTCCTAACGGATAACTTGTATTATTAATCAAAACGGTTGGATCTACACCGATATGAACCAAATGTATAACGTCATTCTCAGCGTACTGGTCAAATGATTTAATCGCATTGTACCAACCTAAACTTTCGGCAGTATTCCTTAAAGCTTTAACCATGTAGCCTGTCCAAGCCTCTGTGTATAAGCCAGCGCCTAATGCTCCTGCTGGAATAGCAGTTCCGACCACCGTGGCTACACCGTTCATTGATAATGCACCATAAATAGGTGCTACACCTACAGCGGCAGCCAAAGTGCCTCCTACAAGGCTATTTAAGATTACTGCCATCACAATCATTGTTAATTTAAAAATTGATTTCATTGTTTTTTGTTTTTTATTAATTATTAGTTGATTTCTGGTTTAAAGCCAAATTCAGCTTCATAAAGAGCTTCGTAGGTCTTCATGTCGTTATCCCTTAACGACAATAGCTCCTGCTCGCTCATTTCGCTGTATTTTTTGCTTGGTTTTTGGTTTACCCCACCTGTAATGATGTCATTAGGTTTTAAACCTGCGCTCATACAAGAGAGAGTGGTTTTCAATTCTTCAACACCTATTTTATTACCAAGAGCAACAAAATGAGATTTTTTGTCTGCGGTGATTTTCTTTTCGCTCACAGCATTGTCAACCAACGTTTCTATAGCTTTTTCGCTGGCTTCTTTCTTTTCTTTCTCAAGCTCTGCCACACGAGCAGTTAGCTTTTCAATTGTTTCTGCCTGCTCTTTTGCTTTTCCATCAGATTTTAGTTCCTCAATTCTTGAGGTTATATCCTGTTCGCTAGCGTTTTCGGCAAGCCCAAGTGATAATGCGATTTTTTTCATTTCTTTGATTTTTTGATTTTTGTTTGTGTTGTTTATAAAGCCGACAGAACACTCGCCTGTCGCTGATAATTCTACATTGCCGTTTTCATCAAAAAGCCTAACAGCATTGCTATTGCTACCAATATCTGTAATACTTGCTTCTTTTAGCTTGCTTTTTGTGATTGTCTTTCGAGTTTGTCCCGGAAGTATATGTTCTGGTCGGTCGCTCTCTTCATCTTTCGATATACCGATGCTAGCCATATTTATAATGCCTTTTTCTACCTTTTTTGCAATTTTTGCCGCGAACTCATCTTCCATGTCAAAGTCAGCATCAGCCAGCAGTTTCTTGTCTTCAACTCTTATATTTACCCATTTCCCAATAGGTAGTACCACGTTTTCACTATCTTTCTGGCTGCGAATATGATTCCAAAACATTATAGGATTGCGCTTAAAATCAGTTAAGTCTATTCCGTCTGTTAGAACTCGAAAGCCGTAACTATTGATACTTTCATCACTGAGGACAAAACTTTTCATTTGCATGTTAATTTTTAGCAAAAATATTACGTGAAAATCATACCTTTTTAATTTATATACATTCTGTAATCAACTGTGTAAAAGATGTTTATGCTTACAAAAAAAACAAGGTCTATGGGATAAATTTGCATGATTATACGAAGTCATGACAAAAAAAAGGGAACTAAAGGAGAAAAAGGAATTAGCAAGCCTATACTATTTTAACGGCGAGAGTCAAAAGACTATCGCAGAGAAGATAGGCGTAAGCACTGTAACTATATCTAAATGGGTTAGGGAGAACGGCTGGGACAGCAAGCGAGCCGCTAAAACTATTACGCGAAAAGAGTTGGTAGCAAAAATGCTCAACCAAATTAACGAGAAGCTCGAATCTAAAGAGTGGACAGCAGACGAGATGGCGAAAGCCACGGCGGCCATTGAAAAGCTAGACAAACAAACAAATGTTGTTACCGTAATCGAAGTTTTTTCGGCTTATAACAACTGGTTAGTTGCTCGCATGGCTCTTGATCCCGAACTTACACCAGAGCTTGTAAAAGTGATGAACAGGTACCAGGACATATTTATAGGCGAGCAGCTAAGCACAACAAAAATAATAGAGTAAAAATATGGCAGTAGTTGGACAAAATGATGCAATAAAGCGTTGGCGAAGACTTTGTGATACTATTCAAAATATGTCAACGGTTAATCTTGGCGAAGATAAAGCTACTCAGCTGGCTCGAATTGAGCGCGTTCGCAGAGATTATGCTTATTTTGTAGAGTACTATTTCCCACATTACTGTACAGATAAAGACACAGGCAAAATAATCCCTTCAGCTAAATTTCACATAAAAGCTGCAAACGAGATTAAAGCTAACCGCACTTTAAAAGCCGTTTACAAATGGGCAAGAGGTCATGCAAAAAGCACTCACATGGATATAATGATTCCAATGTGGCTCAAATGTCAAAAAAAGAGAGACATTAACACAATGGTTCTTGTTGGCAAAAGCGAGAATAACGCAAAGAAACTTCTTGG